CGCCCTGTCACGGCGGAGGCCGCGGGTTCGAGTCCCGTCTCTCGCGCCAGTCATTTCAATGACTTAGCGAAAGTTTCGGTTCCCAAGAGTATTTCTTGGGGCGTCGCTGAAATACTTTTTGCCCCTTTTTGTTCTTCCAGCAGCTTGGCCCCGATGAGGCGCGCTTGGTCGAAGCGGCGGGCGCTAACGACGTTCACCGGGTTATAGGTCTCCCGCAGCTTCTCATTGCGATTGACCGTGTTCGCCATCTTGTTGGCTTGGTCCTCGACCGTGGCCCCGCCGACGTCGCCCTCAACGGCGCCCGATCGGCGCATGTCCTGGAGTTGGCGCCGTTCCTTGAGCCCATAGGCCAGCTTCCGTATCTCCGCAAAGTCCTGGTTCGCGCTACTCTTCGTGTATGGGCGCGACGGGACATGCTTGCCGCCGCCGTGGTCGCCGCCCCACCGTCCCGTCGTTCCATCTCGGGACACCGGCCGGCCGCCGCGGGTCCAGAATAGGGGCGTTGTGTCGAGCAGCTTCGCGCCGTTGAATTGCTTCTTGAGATAGGCGCGCAGGATCGCCAGTGACCAGGCCGAAAGCGTCGCCGCTGCCGCTCTGCCGGTCTTGGCGCGGTCCAGCGCGAAATAGACGCCGACGCTATCGAGGCGTGCTTTCTCGAGGTTGAGGCTTCGCGTGTCGATCGGCGAGAGCTGGCTGTCCCACGCAACGGCCATGAGCGCGGAGAGGCCGTAGTAGCCATTCCGCCACGCGATCTGTACGAGCTTCAATGTCTCCTTCCGGTACCAGACCTGATCGCGCGGCTTCGGCGGCGTGTTCGGGAAGGTCTTGGCGGGGTCTGCCTTCTCGTCGCAATACCCCATGCCTGCCATCTTCTTCCACAGCGCCCGCCACACCTTGATCACCATGAAGCGCTCGGTGACGGAAACCTTGTTTTCGATCTCGACAACGAGCCCGGCCGGTTTGCCGGTCACTGGATCAAGGCGAAGAAAATGCTCCGGCGTGATCGTGCGCGGATCGCAGTCCGCGAATTTCGGCTCCAGCCACTTCCACGCGCGCGGCCAGCTATCGCGCTTTTCCTGCTCGTTGGTCCAGACGATGCCTTTTGCCAGTCTGCCGGCCTTCCGGAGCGCCATGGCGCGCTGATAGCCGTCGCCAACGCTCCCGGCCGGATATTTGACGGCCGTCGCTGCGGGCTTCTGTGGGGCAGGAAGGCCAAGGCGCGCGGCGTCCCATGCCGCGTTCAACTCCACCGCCCGCATTTTGTCCTCGGTGCTCGCGACCGGATAGCCCTTGCTGTCCAGCCCGGGACCGCCTCGACCCATCTTCACGGTGACGAAGCCATGGGCGCGCATGGGCTTGGTTGGCTGCCATTTCCAGCGGCCTTTCGAATAAACGAAATATCGGATGCTATCGCGCCCCATGGCGGCCGTGGTCTCAGCCTAGCTTCTCGCGAGCATCGCGCAGGCGCGGAGCGGCCGTCAACTCCGGGACTTCCGGAAACAGCCTCCGAAAGCGGGTCCGGCGCCAAACCATGATGGCATCGAGCGCGAAATTCCCGGTCGTCGGGTCAGCCGGCGGGAATCCGCGATCGAGCAGCGCCGGCAAGCTCGCTTTGAACTGCGCAAGATCCTGTCCCATGACCTTGGCCGCTTCCCCCGGTGTGATGTCGCCTGGCTCAATGGTTCGGGTTCGCCCCACTTAAAATCCTCTCCATTTTTCGATCGGTGATGATGCTGTGCGCTGCGGGCGCGCCTGGTCGAACCCGCGACTGCGGATCTTCGATCGCTTCGCCGGCTTGAGGCCATAGGTGCTTTTTAGTACGGCATCGGCCTTGCGCATGACGGCGTTGTCCGCCTTGTCCTTCGTCTTTTTGCAGACCATGCAGTGAACTTTGCAGTTCGCCGCGGTCGGCTCGCCGCCAAGTCCGTCCGCCTGGTCATGCTCATAGATGAAGCCGCCGGCGCGCAGCACGTTGCCGCATCCCTCGCACTGAGGGACGCCTGGGATGTTCTCGACGCCCTGAACAGCGCATTCCCGGCAGCACCGCGCGAACGCGGCCTTCCGGACCGACTGCGGGAATTCCTGTCGCTCCTGGCCGCGCAGGTTCATTCAGCCACCGCAACCACGGAAAATGCGCGTTCGCCGGCTTCGACCGCCTTGGCGAAAGCTGTGTCCACGATCTCCTGAATGACCTCCGGATGCTTCCCAGCGATCGCGGGAACGGTAAAAACGGGGGGGGCATCCGGGCAAAGCGTTGCCTTGAGCGCGGCCGTAGTCGCGAGCGGAATTCTGATCTTGTCGAGCCCGACAAGTTTGCTTTCCTGCCGCACGCTCAAGCTCGTTGCGGCCAGCACCGGCGCCCAGCGGGCACCGAGCTTTTGGATATGGTCATGCTCCGACTTCTTCACGGCTGCGTGCTCCTTCGGTTGCGGGCTTCGGGTCGCTCCACACGATCGGCGGGTTTTGCTCGGCGCCCCACGCGAGCATCCATTCGATCAGCTCGGAGGCCTCGCGAACGGAAAGGTCTGAGGATGATCGACCGCAGGGAATGAGCCCGGCGCGGTGGATCGCCGGTAGGTGGCGGATTTCCATGCCCATCTCTTCGGCGTAGGCGGTGAGGAAAATCAGCCTCCAATCGGTCGGGCTGTAGCGGCGCCCGTCGATGCAGTGTTGCGATGAAACGTCGGTCCACATCGCCCAAAGCTTGTCGTTTTGCTCAAGGGTCCGTTGCGGTCCCTTGAACTCGACGCGCGTCCCGGCAGGTAGGCGCATGATCCAGTCAATCGCCTTTTCCCGGATCGCGCGGGACGAGAGAACGAGGAGGGCGCGGCCGCTCATGCTGCGCGTCCCTCATGGCGATAACGCTGCGGTTTGCGTGCTTCGTACCAAAAGACGACGCGCGGTGGTTCCTCGTAGGCCACGAGCACAAGAGGCGTGCAGCCGAGATATTTTCGCTCCGCTTTGCGGAGTGTTGCGCCGCTCTCCCGGGCTGTGTCGATGATCAGGAGCCGACCGAGATCCGCCGGCGCCTTCTGCCCATACGGTAGGAAGGGCACGCGCAGAATGTGACTAGCATAGACGGCGGCAATGGCGCCGCTGCGGCCGGGGCCAGTGACGCAGCCGACCGTCACGGTGAGCGGGTCGGAAAGAACAACCCGCATCCTTGTTCTGAACTCAGCTTCTGAGACGACGCGAGCGCTCATGCCGCCACCGCCTCGCCACGACGGTGGATTTGCTCCACAACCTGGTCAAGCTCCGCGGTGAAGCGGTCGACTTCGGTTGCAAGGCTCTGGATATACCGTTCGTCTCGGTGCGCGCGCTTCTTGAACAGCGGCATGTTCTTGTAGCCTACGGCGATGTCCCACCATTCCCGCCCGGTGACCCAAAGCGTTCCCTGCACCTGGGCCTTGTGCTCTGGCGGAAATTCGTCCTTGAGGATGGTTTCAATGAGCAAGTGCGGCGACTGGCTCTTGATCTCCAAGCCGCCATCGGTGCCGATCAGGCTGTCAGGCGAGCAACCGACGCGGCCGTTCCGGATGAACCCGACGCGATCGAGCTGCGCGCCGGTCTCGAAACAATAGAGGTCGCGCAAGATCGGCTCGAACTCATGCCCGCGCTCGGTGTACTCGTTGGAAAAGCTCTCCATGCGCTCGCCGCTGATGATCTCGCCGGCAAGCTTCATCATGTAGGCGCGGCGGCTCTTGCCTTCGCCCTTCGCCAAGATGGCTTTGAATTGCGAGGCGGTCGGGATGCCGCGGCGCGCCTCGAACCATTCGGGAGAATTCTGGTCGACGTTGAAAATCTGCACGGCGCTGGCCTCAGTAGGTGATGGAAACGTGGGGGATGAGGCCATTTGCGATGGTCTCAATGATGCGGTCGACGTCCGCGGCGTCGACCACGGTGTGTTTCAGGAAGGCTTCGCGAACTGAGGCCCGCACCTTCGCGCGGTGCCTGGCGTTCTCCTGGCGCTTGCGCTCGGCGGCTTCCTCGGCGGCCTTCTTTGCCGCGGCGTCGCGCGCTTCCTGCTCCTGCCGGCGGCGCTCGGCCTCGATCGCGGCGGCCTTCTCGCGCTCAGCGCGCTGCTCTGCCTCGATGCGGGATTGTTCGGCGCGCTGGCGTTCTTCCTCGCGGGCGATCTCGACAGCGCGTTCAAGGTCGCGCTGGGCCTGTTCCTCGCGCTGGCGGCGCCACTCTTCTGCGCGGGCCGCTTCTTCGCGTGCAGCCTTTTCAGTGGCGGCCTTGCGGTCGGCTTCCTCGCGATCGGCCTTCAACCGGCGCAGCTCGGCAAGTTCTGCGGCGTCCGCCTCGGCCTGCAAGGCAGCATCGCGCATATTGCAGATCTTCGGCATGATCTCGGCGAACGCTGCAACGGCACGGTCGCCGAATTCCTGCCAATCCCGGCCGGCCATGGCCTCAAGCTGTTCCTTGACGGCGCTGATCTCGGCGGATGACTTGCCGGCGAGGATGGTCGGCGCCTGAATGATCACTACAAGCGCGTTTTCGTGGCCACTGACGCGGTTCGCCTCGGCTTGCTCCCAATCGGTGACCGGCTTGCGAACCTCATCCTTGAGGGCGTCCAGCCGATCGCGCAGCGTCTTGCGCTCCTTGTCGATCGCGGCCGATTTCGCCTTGATGTCGGCAACGTGCTCTTTGCCGATCTCGTCCAGCGTCGTCTTTGACCGGGCGATTTTGTAGGCAACCGACTTGATGCGCTCGCGGCCTTCCGGCGTGGTGACGTCGTAGGCCTCGGCGCGAACCTGGCTCTCGATCGCCGAAACGATGGTTTCAATCTGGCCGGTGCCGAATAGAGCGGCAGGGGTGAGGGCCTGCGAGGGTTCCAGAATGCTATCGAGAGTAACAATCGCGTTCATGGGTTATGCCTTCTTGAAATTCGCCAGAGCGTTGACGCAGGATCCGAAGTGAGTTGCCGGGATGTCCTCAATGCGCTTTTGCTTCGCCCATTGGAGGAATGCCTTTTCGCTGGCGCCCTTGTTGCGAAGTTCATCCCGGATGAATTCCACTTGTTCGGCGTTGATCGATCCGGCCGGCGGGACGTATTCGGCGGGCTCGGCGGTGGTGCCGCGTCCGTCGTCGTCATCGCTGCGCGAGGCGAGACCAAGCGAAGCCATGAGCGTAATGCGCTCCAGATAGGAGACTGCCGACTTCACGCCCTGGATGGGGTTCTTGCCTCCGGATGTATCGGCGCCGGCCGAAAGCGAGTTTTCCTCGAAATGGCCGTCGCGGTGCGAAATGATGCATGTCACGGTGACAGGCTCGCCGGGCTTGCCAGATGTGCGCCAGCGGTGAGACAGTCCGAATTTGCTGAGGATCGGCACGACGGTTTCGACAACCTCGGCCAAATCCTCATGGTCGTAGGCGGTCGCGCTCTTGCCTTCGCCGTAGCTGACGTGCCGGTTTTTCCGGATGATCGGCAGTTCCGATTTGGCATCGGCTAGAGCGTTCTGGAACGCCTTCCTTGCCGCGAAAGCGTCCATTTCCTTCATGAGCGCGACGGCCTCGCGGTACATGTCGACGTTGCCGCTCGCGAGCGCGGCTTGAACGATATCGAGCGGGCCCGGGGCGGCCGGCGCGACGGCGCGCGGGCGCCGGACGGCAATCGGCTTGATGTTGTCGGCGGGGAGCGGTTCGGCTGACATTTATGCGGCCTCCTGGCTGTGGGCTTCCTTGTCTCGCTGGATTGCGAGGTCGATTTTCGAGAGGGCGAGCGCGACAAGGGCGCGGGCCTCGGCGAGAATTGCGGTCGAGTGCTGGCAGGGCGCGCCGTCGCGCGGCACCACGTTGTGAATGAGGCCGTCGACGTCGTCGGCGAGCCACGACGCATAGCCTTCAACTCGGGTGTTGCGGGCGGCTTCCGCCTCGGCCGCCCGCTGCTGTTCGAATGCCATGGTCAATCCATCAGCTTCCGCGCGCGGGCGAGATCGACCATGCAACGGACGATAGTCTCGGTTTCGGTAAGGAGCGCCGTCCCGGCGCGGGTCTTTTCCCAATGGATCTGCGCTTCGCGCAGAGTGAAGTAGCGGCAGCCGGCTTTCACCATCGGCTCTTTGTCTGCCTTGAGCTTCTGGAGGAAGAAGGCGTAACCGTCGCTGCGGGTCGCTCCCTGGATGATCCACTGATCGGCTCCCAGGTACGCGCCGCTCAGGTACGCGCCGCTCAGGTACGCGCCGCTCAGGTACGCGCCGCTCAGGTCCGCGCCGCTCAGGTACGCGCCGCTCAGGTTCGCGCCGCTCAGGTACGCGCCGCTCAGGTACGCGCCGCTCAGGTCCGCGCCGCTCAGGTCCGCGCCGCTCAGGTACGCGCCG